TTAGGGCGAGCGTTATATCCTGACGGTCCGTGACATACGCCCTGCCGTTAAATGCTGCCTGTATAACGTCCTGCAGACTGACGCGGTCTTCAGACGCGATGGTCGCTGCAGCTGCGTTCCTTGCTATTTTCACTCTCAGAAACCGTCGGTACTCATTATCGCCAAGCTGATAAGGTCCGTAGGCAGGTGCGAATTTGCTGTAGAACGGCGCGCCAGAGTATCCTGGGTTTGATTTACTGGCGAAGCCCGCTGAATTTGTGTGCCCCTGAAATCCAAAAAAAACTTTAGCCAGTGCCTCAGGAACGCTGCGGGGTAATCCAACAATGCGACCTATTACGTCGAGTCGGTAGCCTGTAACGCTATCAAGGTCAAAATTAGACGGGTTTCGTATAAAGTCAGCAATGATCTGCCACTGTGCCAGCATGGCCTTTATTTCGGCCTTTGCTTTGGGCTTCTCCCAGTACTGCTTAATGAGCATCAGTGTGTAGCGGTTAATGATATCGTCATTCACGGGATCACCTCGTCAATATCGATATTGGCTACATCAAGGGTGAATTTTCCCTGAAAGCCAGGGGATAGCTCGGCATCAGTGAAGTCCTCACCATCCATACTTATCTTTAGGTTGGTTAACACGAAATTAACCCGACCAACGCTGTAACCATTTTCGTAAAATTCGTTGGCATCGATACTTTCACCAATGTGCATTACACGCTTTGCCAGTGCTTCTTTCAGAGTGTCAGTATCAACAGGGTCGTCTGTGACCTTTCGTTTAGCGGTCAGTCGGATATGCAGAGGCTTATAGACTGGGCGATCAAACCGGAGGTCATGGGCTATCAGCATGGTCGAGCCATCGGGTCGGACGACGGTCTCAACGTAACGCCCGGTTACGCCCCCCTTTGTTCCCGTACCTCCTCCTTTCTGCTTTACCATGATCTCGACAATTTCTGATACCGCCCCACCCTCTACCACAAGCCATATTGAGTTAGCAGGAATTCCTGTTGTCGCGTCATCAGTCTTTGTATCGTTC